TCACTATTTCATTATCATTTTTTGCATTTTGTTGCTCGGATTGTTCTTCTTTTTGTTCTTCTTTATTTGCAGTGGTTGCTGTAGATGTAAACATTATATAATGTTGTTGTCTTTATATACAAATTATATATAATTATGTTTATCTTGTTTCATAATATACATTTGACGGGTTGAGAACATACTACATAAGCCTTTCTAATTTCGCTTTATCTGGCCCATTTACGTGGACAAACTGAGGATTACTATTTTTATAGGTGGCTGTCGCATTTTCCCATGTAAATTTGTCCCAATCCATATCTTCTGTGTTTAAAAATAACTGGTTCTCATGATCCAATTTAAATAACCATGGATATTGTAAATATTGCTTTGTCCAAAAACGCTGGTCATCGTCTGCATCGTTGTATTCATATCCAGATAAACAATAACGTAATGCCCATGCATATCCTATAAACATACCACTATTTAAATAAGGAAATTCCGTGGTGTGTTCTGGATATTTTGAGGAATTATCTTTATCAGGATGACATTGAGACTCACAACCGAAGATGATTGGTTTCTTTTGTTGTATAAACCTCTTTAATACTTCTATTTGAGAACCTCCATATACAACATCATATGCATCTGTAAATAACACGATATCTTGAGGTCGTATCTTCTCATTAAATATAAAATCACGGGTTTCGCGTAATTTCACCCCGAAATTCCCTGTTCCTTCCCAACCAATTTGTCGGTTCTCGTTTAACCCCAGAATAATCATTTGTTCGTTCTGTTTTTTTACACGTTCTATAATTTTGTCAAGAATAGGGTGATGTTTTGTCGCAACAGTGATATAATGTAGGTTTATACCGAAATTTGACATTATACTTTATATCATAAAAAAATTCTATATTATTTTTATTGTATTTGTTTTGTTTCTTTTTGTATTTGTTTCTGTTTTTGTTTAATCACTAATTAATTCCAATTCACACCCTGTATCAAATCCATAAATGGTATCATCCATTGACCAACCATTTTGTTCCAATATATCGGTATTCGTGTCATCACAATCACTTGTGTAAGATTCTTCGTCATCGGGGTCTAAATAAATAAGGCGGTGTATCTCTTTCAACTCTTCGGGTGTAAAACTATCCTTATTACAAATTTCATCAGAACAATCACACCCATCATCTAAGCTGTCTACCGACACCCCCGGATAATCATTCAATATAATTGATTCTTTTTTCAAAATTTCTTCTTTTTCTTTGTCTGTTAATTCTATTTCAAATGTTCCCCAATAAAAGTAATTTGTTACTTCAAAACGAACGGGCTTCCCATTAGACAATATATTGTTCCATTGTTCCGTTTGATAAGTAGACTTCTTATAGTCAGCAGAAATGTCATATACATGAATTTCATCCGTTTCTACGTTTTCGGTGGGTTCTTCTGGTGATACAGTAACGTTGCCCTGTTCGGTTACTGCCTTTTCAGTAACTTCGGGCGCACTTGATTCTACGTTTATAAACTCCATGTTAAATTATACATGTCTAATCTTATGTTTGATGCATCAATTTTTTATGCATATAATATAACTACCAATGAATACGCGAAAAAACCATACATCAAAGAAATCCAATAACAAATTTAGAAAAACTCGGCCAAAAAGAAAAATATGGCGATGAAGAATATAAAAAAAAAGTAGCTGCCGAAAGAGCAGCATTAAGAAAAATAAAACTAAATAATTGAATTGATATTAATATTATAAATTGTATAATATTAACGTTTTTTAATGAAAATTAATAATAAAATTAGAATTGTCCGTCCCCAAAATAATTGTCGGTCACACTAGTTTGAGTAGGCTACTCCAGCCATGCCACTCATGACTCTTAGCACATTGTAATTAACGGCGTAAACACGGACCTTAGCTGTGGCAGTACCAGAGACAGTTCCGGAAGAAAGGACAAGTTGAAGGACAGCGTTGTCAATTCTGGAGAAATTGCAGCTACCAGAAGGTTGGTGTTCCTCGGGGCGAAGGGCAAAGGAGTACACGTTGATACCGGCATCGGGGGCACGTGTGTGGTGTTGGAAAGGTTGGACCATGTCAAAGTAGGAACCCTCACGCTCGGAGAAACGGTCTTGGCCGTTAAGTTGGAGCTTGGCGGTGACCACAGGGTTCTCACCCCAACAATGCATGTCAAGGGCAGACTCGGCAAGGACGAAAGAACCGGCATCAGAGAGAGCGGAACCAGCAGCAGCGGTACCTGCGACGGCTGCACCAGCAGCACCAGTAACTGCGTCTGCTAATACCGTTCCAGCATCACCACCAAGAGAAGTCTCAAAAAGACCACCACTGTTGATGAATGCGTCGGCACCACTGGCAGCGGCGTCACCAGCAAAGGCGTGGATGGCATTAGGAAGAGCATCAACGGCATCTGTGTAGTTGAAAGGTTGGGCACCGAATGTCTTGTTAAGAAGAGAACCACCCTCTAAAGAGGAGCAGTAGTCAACGTTGGCATCAGGTTGGACAACCCAGATAAGCTCCTTGCAAGGGTGGTTGAAGTTGAGCTTGATCTTGTTGGAAGAGGAACCGACAGATTCATCACCTGTGAATTGGAGTTGCTCAATCAAGTACTCATGGGGGTTTTGGGCCATCTTGCGACGCTCGTCTGTGTCAAGGAAGATGTAGTCAACATAGAGAGAAGCGGCAACAAGGGATTGTTGGTAAGCACCAGATGAACTGACGGCACCAGATGCACCATCCATCTTGTCCATAGCCCAAAGACATTCACCAATAGGGCGGAAGTCAATGTTGATCTTGACCTCGTGGTATTGAAGAGCGATCAAAGGAAGGGCAAGTCCGGGGTTGCGGCAAAACCAGAAAAGAAGGGGAACATAAAGAGTGGTCTCAGGAAGGGCCTTGCGAGGGGCACATACTTGAGCGGGTCCACCGGCGGCACAGGGGCCAGAGACATCGGCAAAGTCGGGGTCAGTGACATATGTAAGTTGAGTGGTGTTACCAATCATCTTGTAGTAACCAGCTTGTTGCTCCTTGGAAAGGGTAAGTTGGTTCCAGATGTGCATCCAGTCACCGTATTGACGGTCAATGCGTTGACCACCAATCTCAACCTCAACTTGGGCGATAAGTTGCTCACCGACGAAGTCCAACCAACGGGCATAGACCCCATCATTAGAGTTCTTACCCATACCTTGGTTGATCTCAGGAAGAGTAACTTGAAGGTATGTACGGTAGGCAAGATCACCGTTACGGCTGATTGTGCATGTTACACGGCGGCCGAAATCGGCTTGACCGGAGAATGTTTGCTCAATGGATTCCATGGCAAAGTTGGTGTGGCGTCTGTATGACACCTTCCAGAAAGTAATCTCAGGGGTTCCGGTAAGGAACACGTCTTGTGCGCCATAAGCGACTAATTGCATTAAACCTCCAGCCATTGTGTATGGATTATAATGTATGCAAAGAAAATAATTTGAGAGAATTAAATAAAAAGAAAACGAATACTTCTTTTTATTTCAGATATTCCTAAATAAATCACTACTTTGTTATCCCTTACAAATTGTTAACACCAAATTTTGTGATTTATCTATTTCGGGGGTTTCGTGTTTCCTAATCATACTATGCAGAGAAAACAATCTACATCTCGTTGTTTTGTTATATATGAGTCATCCTGCTTAATACTAATCTTGACTACTCAACACATAATCGGTGGACAAATTGGATGCAACAAATGTTTCTAAATAATTCTCCTGAAATATTTCTTGGCGGTTTTCGTGTTTTTTAGTGAAAATGTAGGATTCTTGCGACTTGCGGACAGCCCAACCTTGCTCCAGAGCATTGGTTATGAACAACATTTTCTGGAAAGCTGGTTTTGATATATGTATATTGTCTGGCAATCCTATGGTTTTAGGGGAAGACATTTCTATAATCTTGGTTTAGACAGAATTTTGTAAAGAGTTACGAGTTACTTTTATCTGTATATTAAATACTATGCCACCAAAAGCAAAAGCAAAAGCAAAAGCAAAGATTAAGATAAAAGTTAAAAAATTATCAAAAAAACAATTAGAAAATAAAGCAACTGAATGTTTAAAAGACCTTCATAAAACATATACCAGTTTTCAAGAGAAATTTCAAAAAATTATAACAGATTGTAGTAAAGGTAA